TATGTTGTGAAACTTTAACTTCAGGATCTGAAACTAATAAATCAAATTCATCATCAGTTAGTTTTTTATATTCTTCTCTAGTAGTTTTTTGAGAATCATCCCAATAAACTTTCAAGATACCATTCTTTTGAATTAACGCATCTTTGAATGCAGTATATAAAGCTTCAAAGCCTTTGTTCTCTTTATAGAAAACATGATTAATATAATCACTAGCTTGTTTAGCTATACCTTCATCTTCAGGGCCAACAGGCTCACAGTTAAATACATTATCTCCAGCAGTAAATATTTTCATTAAAGAAGGCATTAAACTTTCAACAGTATCAGAAACATCTGTTGATATAACTTGTGATCTACCTTCTACTTCATTACCAAATGGTTTACCAAGATAATACTCTAATGATTTTCTTCTTTTAGAAACTATTTCTCCACCGATATAACCTGATGAAGCTCTTATCTCTCTATTTAAAATGGATATAATTTCGTTATCTGTTTTTTTCATATAATATATTTAGTTGTTACTTCTATTGGTCTATCCCAGTCAGTTGTATCTACAGGATCATGAACGCATCCATATCTAAATGCGTCAGCTGCATGTGAGCACCAATCATGTAGAGGTTTGTTTTTAAAAACTTGATTCTTCTCATCCCATTGTTTTCGATATTGTCTTAATGCATCCAAACCTAATTTGCATTTTTCTCTATCAAACCAACAATTCGGTAAAGCATTTCTAACAGATTCGATACCATGATCAACTTCTAATTTTGGAGCTACTTCAAAATCTATACCTAGATCCTGAGCAACTTCAAGCCTTGATTTACCAGTTCCTAATTCTCTTGCTTGAATATCATGAGGTGCAATATGTCTTTCATAAGCATAATTCTTTTCATCAAGAACATCTGCATAATGTGCTAAACTCTCTCCAGAGTTTTCATAATAGTCAATCAAATGTATTTCTTCATTAACTCTTTGTGCAAACCAAATTGCAGTTGAGTCTCCAATTCCTAAATCCCACCATGTTTCAACTCCAACATGTTCATCAACAGGAACTTCACCAATTCGTTTTTCTTTTTCTGCTTTACTAATTAGCTTACCATAATAAGCTCCTGAAACTGCTGCTGTAAAAGAACATTCAAATTCCTGTTGGAACTGTTCTTCTGTCATTATATCCCGAGCTTGTTTTAATTCTTCGTCAGGAATAACTTTAGTTTCACTAGCTCTATATAATTGACCAAACCAATCTTTATGACCTCTTAAAGCAAAATCATATACTTCCCAAAATTGATTGTGGCCCATTGGTGTTCCAATGAACATAACCCAACCAAGATGATCAGATATAGCAGGTCTTATAATTTCTGTCCAAACTCGAGGAGCCATTATGGCATATTCGTCCAGGACAACTCCATGAAACCCCATACCCCTCAAACTGTCTGGATGATCAGCTCCAAATATTTGTATTGCTGATCCATTAAACAATTCTATTTTTAATTCTGTTTCGTTCTTACTTCCACCAAGATACATCAATGGTTTGGTATATTGTTTTAAATATTCCCAAGCAATAGATTTACCTTGCCTATATGTCGGAGCTACGAATGCACATTTAGACATTGGTTTTGATACAGCTGTTTTAATCAGTTGATTAATAGCTAATACCGATTTTCCAAATCGTCTATGACAAACAAGTACATTAAATCTTTTTAAACTATTATGTACTTCTCGTTGTAATGGTCTAGGACTATAAGGTATTGCAATAGTCTTAGTCTTCGTCTCCCCACTTGATGTTGATTTTGATTGGGCCATCAGATCCTAATTTTGTAGTCGTAGTCGCAAGTTTAGCATGAACGTAAGGTGCAGCTTTTTCTGCTGCCATCATTTTTCTTTCTGGTGATGACATGGGATTATTAAGGATTGAAAGCAAATAGTCAAGTGGAGAATGATTATATTTTTGAGCTAGATCATCTAGCATCTTCCACTTCTTTCTTTTAGTAGATCCTTTTGGTCTACCTGCTCCTTCTCTTTTTCCACCTAGTGTAGCCATTATAAGTAATAAGTCCTTTTGCTTGGTTGATCTAAAATCATATCTCTTAGATCTCTACCTTCTCCTGGTTTAGGAGCTTTTCTATATCTTCTAGTTGGTGCACCTGCAACATATGCAGCACCAGTAAGTGCTAACCCAGCACCTGATAATCTAATTCCTTTTTTAATTACACCACCTACAGTTTTTCCAACTCTTTTAAAAGTTTTTCCAGCTTGTTCCATAAAGCCTACTTTTTTAGGTTTAAACTTATATTGTTTAGCAGGGGCATTAAATTTATATGGTACAATATCTTTAGCCATTATTTCTTTCTCCCTTTGGCAGCCATTTTTTGAAATTTAGCTTTGCCATATTTTTTTCTACCAATAGCAGCAGCTAAACCCTTAGGATCTTTGACACCTTGTTTTTTTAGTTTAGCAGTAAGTTGCTTAAATCTTTGTCCAGATCCTAGTTTTGGTTTTTTTTTCATTAGTATTTTTTCTTAACTTTCATTTTTTGTTTTTTTGCAGCTTTCTTAGCTTGTGCCATACCTTTTTTAGTGTATGGATATTTTTTCTTTCCTACCATTGGCATAGTTTATCCTATCTATTTAATAAACCCTGCATTCTAATATCTCTTTGAGAAGCAACTTGTGGCATTTGCTGAGGTCTTCCCATTTGAGCCATAGCAGGATTTTGTTGTTGTTGTAATAAACCCCTTTGTTTTTCAACTTCAGGCATTAGTTTAGCTTTAATGATTATTTGAAGTCTTTGAGCATCTTCTTTAGATAGGCTCATAAGATCATTGGCTAATTGTTCTAGTTTTTTTTCCATATTATATCCAACTAAATTCTCTTTTGCTTTGTTTTGCTTTAGCTAATCTTTGATTTATTTCTTGTTTAGAAATTTTTCTAGTTTTTCTTTCTTTTGAAATTTTTTGCATTTCAATAATTTGATTTTGATGTACTCTAGCACCTTCAGTATTTCCATATAATGCTCCAGCTCCAACTAATCCTGTTGCAAATGTAGTTTTTGGATATTTATCTGTTAAACTTATAGCTTTTTTACTAGCTTTTTTAAAACCACTTTTAATTTTATTTAAATTTTTTTTAGCTTTGAATTTAGCTATGGTCATTTTGTTTTTGGGTGTTTTTCCCATAAACATACTACCAACTTTTTGTCCAAACTTTGCCCACATATTATTTATCCTTATCTTTGTCTTTTCCTGCTAAATAACCAGCACCTAAGAATATAGCTTTTGGTGCAGCTACTGTAGCAACAATTCCTGCTTTTTGCATTTTAGAAGATTTTTTCCATTTTCTTCCAAGTTGTACCATAGGATCTTGTCCTTGCTTTAGTAGTTTTCTACGTTTAGCAAATTTAAGTCCTAATTTTCCATATAATGGTAACATAATATTATATAAACTTCTTTGCGTATTCTAAGATTTTTGTATCTCTTTTAAATTTTTTAGATTTGAAGTTTTTTTTCATTTCCCTTCTAAGCTCTAATTGCTTTTTAATTGGAAACTTCCACATATTTATTGGATTTTTCATTATCTACCTTGTCCTTTGTATCTTGTCAATTTCATTTGACGTTTTTCGTGTTTATTTTTTGATTTTTTATGAACACCTTTTCGCTTTGGAGGCTTAGGTCTTGGTACATAATGAATAAACTTCTGTTTAGCCATTATAGGTCGTCAAACATCTGTCCTATAGTGTATCCACCTAAAGCTGCTGAAGTAACCTTTCTTCTTGTAGAAGTACCCAATGTAGCTCCATAGGCCTTTCTGTAGCCCTTGTAAGCCTTTTGTCCTAGTCCTTCTACCCCTTGAGCAATTTTTTGCGTTCTAGGCACTCCTAGAAGCTGCTCAGACTTAGTTCTAAGCTTATCCATTTTTCTATATTTGTCAAAACCATCTCCTTTTTCGACAACTTTTTTAGAACCTGTTAATATTTTCTTAATTTTGGATGGTCTTATGCTTTTTGCTATTCCATATCCAAATCTTGCTAGTGCTGCGTACATATTATCTCCTTGTTATAGGGGAAAACCCCCCCTGTTTGTATGGGAGCTGTAGCTACCTCCCTTTTATTATTTTATTCACTTTGCTACATTTCGCTTGGGGTTGATTTAAAACCCCTTGTTTTGCTGTTGTCAAAGCTGTCGCTTTGGCTCTTACAACTTTCTCACATTTTGCACAGCTGTAGCTCTTATGAGCTACGCAAAATGCATATATATTTACCTTTGTCTATCAATAAGTAAATGTTTTATGTGGTTTGTTCGCTAATCGCCCTCACTTGTGAGGGGATTACCTCACCTTGTATCCTATGTTCAAGTAACATTGGGCTAAATCCATTGATTATTTGAATATGGGATATGAATTAAACTGTTGTTTTTATTCAAGAAAGGAGAAATTACAAATGAATAAGATACATGAAAAGAAGCCTAATCAGCTAGTATTTGACTACAAGTATAGCGACATAGGTATATTACCAACTATGAAAGAACTAACCCAAGATGAGATCTATAAGAAGTATATTAGAAGATCTTTAACATGGTTTAAATACATAAAGAAAGGAAATAAATGAAAACTCAATGGATATATCAATATGAGACTAAAACTAGATTGTATACTTATAAATACAATTATGGTTCTTCTAAACCAGAAATATCATGGAAACAGAAAGGAGTTAAATAATGGACATCTTAATAGGTATTGTTTTAGTGCTGTTGGCCACGAAATTAATTATCGAGCTTGGCAGTATATTTGTTGCTTATAAAGGTATTAAAAGTATCTTTGATAAAGACGACAAGTAATGGTTGCATATATAATATTTTGTATATGTATGTGTATAATAATCTTAATATGAGGAAAATATGATAACATTGTTTATATTGTTAAATATCATTGTGTTGATGTTTGCCTTTTTAGGCATCAAAGCAACAGATGAAATAATAGAGTTTCATAACCAAAAGGAGGATATATGGAAACAAAGCAAGAAATAAAGATCTATA